AAAGCGGATAAGATCGTTGATCTTAAACCGAAAGCAGAAAAAATTACTGATGAACAATTAAAAAGGGTTCAAGATACAATAAGTAATCTCAATAAAACCCAAATGGAGATTGGTCAAATAGAAACTCGAAAACACGAATTATTACATAACGTCGCTGTATTAAATGATGGACTTACTTTAATGAAATCTGAATTTGAGAAAGAGTATGGTACTATTGATGTAAATATACAAGACGGTACAATAAACTATCCGGACAATGGCGAAGCTGATAAGAAAGATTAGTGTAGGTAAAGATTATAAGAATGATGCCATGCATTATGCTGTTGGTCAAGAAGTATATGGTGGACATAAAATCTGTGATATAATAGAAGAAGAAAATAAGTTCTCTGTTTATATTAGAAAAGATAAAGATGTTTTACCGTGGAAAGATTTTAACAAAAACATGGCGGTATCCGTTGAATATAATCTAGAGTACTGATGAAAAGCGTTTACAACTTTGTTGTAACGCCAATTGGAGAAAGATATAACAATACTAAAGAAGTTGAAGGTGGAAATCTTATTATGAATACTGAGATTTATAATCATCAATTTATAAATAGAATTGCAAAAGTTATATCTACTCCAATCATTGGTGATACAGATATTAAACCTGGAGACGATGTTATAATACATCATAACGTATTTCGTAGATGGCATAACCAACATGGTGTCGAAAAGAATAGTAGAAGTTATTTTAACGAATCTACTTATCTAATAACCCAAGACCAAATATTTTTATATAAAAGAAATAATAAGTGGAATGCCCCAAAAGGATTTTGTTTTGTAAAACCTTTAAAAGAAACAGATGATCCACTTAATGTAAATATAGAAAGACCTTTAATTGGTATTGTTAAATATTCAGATGGTACTATTAAAGAAGGAGATTTAGTTGGTTTCAGGCCAAAAAGTGAATATGAGTTCGTAATTGATGGCGAACGACTATATCGTGTTTTATCTAATTTTATAACTATCAAATATGAATATCAAGGAGACGAAGAAGAATATAATCCAAGCTGGACAGAAAGCAGTTGACGAACTGATTAAAGTTGCGAAGGAACCAATTGTAGATTCAGATGATGATATATCAGCGGATAGATTAAAAAACGCTGCAGCCACTAAAAAACTAGCTATATTTGATGCGTTTGAAATATTAACTAGAATTCAAGAAGAAGAGAATTTACTTGAGGGTAAAGAAACTGAAAAGAAAGAACAGGTTTTTAAAGGATTCGCAGAAGGTAGATCTAAATAATGGAGTTTTTATGTTCTAAATGTAGTGCTTGTTGTAGAAATATAATTGATTTAGGTTTACCACATAATGGCGATGGTATATGTTTGAATTTAAATAAAAAAACTAATGAGTGTTTAATATACGAAACTAGACCAGATATTTGTAAAGTTGATAGAATGTTTGAGAAACATTTTAAATCAAAAATGACAAAAAAAGAATTTTTTATTAAAAATACCGAAGCTTGTCATCAACTTATTGATCGAGAAAAATTAGACAATAGTTACAAGATAGACATTAAAGAATATAATTAAATAATGTACGAGCAAAGTTTATATAAAATAATCGAACCAATTAAGAAAACTACTATAAGTAGACTTAATAAAGGTAAAAAATGGAAATATGGATACAATAAAGAACATGATATCATCGTTATATCAAAAACTGGAAAAATTGGGGAAATATATGAAATCCAAAATCTGCGAATTGGTTTGCCGTTGGAACCAGTGCGAATGCAAGTGCACGACAGCGGACAAGGAAAATGGGTAAAAGAAGAATATCCTAAAGAATTAAGTAGGATAAAGAATATATTTGATTGGAGAAATTATCCAGATGAACAAAAAGATCAATGGTTCGATTATATAGACGAAGAGTTTAAAAGAAGAGATGAAGGATTTTGGTTTATGAATAATGGTAAACCAACCTATATAGTAGGAACTCATTATATGTATCTACAATGGAGTAAAATTGACGTTGGCGCTCCAGATTTCAGGGAAGCAAATAGGTTATTTTATATATTTTGGGAGGCATGTAAAGCAGATAAAAGATGCTACGGTATATGTTACCTAAAAAATAGACGATCTGGATTTTCTTTTATGTCTTCAGCTGAAGCAGTTAATCTAGCTACATTAGCAACCGATAGTAGATATGGAGTACTTTCTAAAACAGGTGCAGATGCTAAGAAGATGTTTACTGACAAGGTGGTTCCTATAAGTATTAATTATCCATTCTTTTTCAAACCTATCCAAGATGGTATGGATAGACCTAAAACAGAATTAGCATATAGAGTACCAGCAAGTAAATTTACAAGAAGAAAAATCACATCTAACGAAAAGTTAGAAGATATACAAGGATTAGATACAACTATTGATTGGAAAAATACTGGAGATAACAGTTATGATGGTGAAAAACTAAATCTATTAGTACATGATGAGAGTGGCAAATGGGAGAGACCCGATAATATATTAAATAATTGGAGAGTTACAAAAACATGTTTACGATTAGGTAGTAGAATTATTGGTAAATGTATGATGGGCTCAACTTCAAACGCACTAGATAAAGGTGGAGACAATTTTAAGAAACTATATAACGCATCAGATGTCACAAAGAGAAATCGAAATGGCCAAACGAAGTCTGGTTTATATTCTCTGTTTATCCCAATGGAATGGAACTACGAAGGATTTATTGATGAGCACGGAGTTCCAGTTTTTGATACACCAGACCACGATGTGCTCGGCCCAGATGGTGAATTAATAGATGTAGGAATTGTAGAACATTGGCAGAATGAAGCTGATGGTTTAAAAGGTGATCATGACGCTTTAAATGAATTCTATAGACAATTTCCTAAAACTACTGAACACGCGTTTAGAGATGAAGCTAAAGGTAGTATTTTCAATTTAGTTAAGATATATGAACAGATAGATTATAATGATGAAATGTCTAGAACCCTTGGAGTTACTAAAGGTAATTTCCAATGGGTGAATGGAGTAAAAGATACGCAAGTTATATTTTACCCAGATCAACAAGGTAGATTTAAAGTCAGTTGGGTTCCAAAAACTGAATTACAAAACAGAGTGGTACTTAAAAATGGTATAAAATATCCTGGTAATGAACACATGGGAGCGTTTGGTTGCGATTCTTATGATATATCAGGGACCGTAGATGGACAAGGTTCTAAAGGAGCATTACACGGCTTAACCAGGTTTAGTATGGAGGACGCTCCTGCGAACAGCTTCTTTTTAGAATATCTATCAAGACCACCTACGGCTGAAATGTTTTTTGAAGATGTTTTAATGGCGCTAGTATTTTATGGTATGCCTATACTCGCAGAGAACAATAAACCTAGATTACTTTATTATTTAAGACGAAGAGGGTATAGAGGGTTTAGTATGAACAGGCCAGATAAGATATGGAACAAACTGTCTGTAGCAGAAAAAGAAGTTGGAGGAATTCCTAACTCTAGTGAAGATATAAAGCAAGCCCATGCTGCTGCTATTGAAATGTATATACAAGATCATGTGGGCATGAAACAAGATGGAACATTTGGAGACTTATATTTTAATGAACTATTAAATGATTGGACTAGATTTGATATAAACAAACGTACAAAGTTTGATGCGTCTATTAGTTCAGGTTTAGCAATTATGGCAAATAATAGGCATTTATATGCTCCAAACGCAAAAATAGAAAAACCAAAATTAAACATAAGCATTGCTAAATATTCAAATAAAGGTAGCATGTCTAAAATAATTAAAAATTAAGTATGGCTGAGTCAGTTGTAAAAAGTTATTTCCCAAGTCAAGTAGTTACTGATGCTGAAAAGTTAAGTTACGATTACGGGTTAAAAGTTGCTAAAGCTATAGAAGCAGAGTGGTTTCATAATGATAGACACGGTAACAGATATAAAACACATAAAAATAATTTCCATAATTTAAGATTGTACGCTAGAGGTGAACAATCTATCCAAAAGTATAAGGATGAGTTATCAATTAATGGTGATTTGTCCTATCTTAATTTAGATTGGAAGCCAGTTCCAATTATTTCTAAATTTGTAGATATAGTAGTTAATGGTATTGCTGAGAGAACTTACGATATAAAGGCGTATTCTCAAGATCCATTTAGCGCACAAGAAAGGACAAACTATATGGAGAATATGTTAGCTGATATAAAAGGTAAACAATTTTCTGACTTTGTAAAGAATGAGACTGGTGTAAATCTTAGAAAAACAGACGAAAGTATTGAACTACCTGGTTCAGAAGACGAGTTGGCGTTGCATATGCAATTAGATTATAAACAAGGAATTGAATTAGCCGAAGAACAAGCTATAAACGTATTGTTAGATGGTAGTAATTATGAAATTATTAAAAAACGATTCTTTTATGATCTTACGGTTTTAGGTATTGGAGCTGTTAAAACTTCATTTAACACATCAGAAGGAGTAGTTGTTGATTATGTCGATCCTGCTAACCTTGTTTATTCACATACAGATTCCCCTTACTTTGATGATATTTATTACGTTGGCGAAGTAAAGAGTATTCCAATAAATGAATTAGTAAAGCAGTTCCCACATCTAGAACATGAAGATTTAGAAGAGATAGTTCAGCAAGCAGGGCGAGCGCATAATCTCAATACACATAGTAATCTTGATACTGAAGATAATAATAAAATTCAAGTTTTATACTTCAATTATAAAACGTACATGAATGAAGTTTATAAGGTAAAAGAAATAGGTACAGGTGCTGATAAAATTATACCTAAAGATGATAGTTTTAATCCACCATCAGATAAAGAAGGTGGATATTCAAGATTGTTACGATCTATAGAGTGTATATACGAAGGGGCTTTAATTCTTGGCACGAACAAGTTGCTTCAATGGGAAATGGCTAGAAATATGCTAAGACCAAAAAGTAACTTTACAAAAGTTAAAATGAATTATGCTATTGTTGCGCCTAGAATGTATGATGGTAAGATAGATTCTTTAGTAAAACGTATTACAGGTTTTGCAGACATGATCCAACTAACGCATTTGAAACTACAACAAGTAATGTCAAGAATGGTACCTGATGGAGTGTATCTTGACGCTGATGGTTTAGCTGAAGTAGATTTAGGTAATGGAACGAACTATAATCCACAAGAAGCTTTAAATATGTTTTTCCAAACTGGATCAGTTATTGGACGAAGTTTTACTAGTGAGGGTGATATGAATCCAGGTAAAGTACCTATTCAAGAAATACAAAGCGGAAGTGGTGGTAACAAAATACAAGCCCTAATCACAAATTATAATTATTACATGCAAATGATAAGGGATTGCACTGGATTAAACGAAGCTAGAGATGGTAGTTTACCAGATAAATACGCTTTAGTGGGTGTTCAAAAATTAGCAGCAGCAAATTCTAATACTGCTACAAGACATATACTACAATCAGGTTTATTTTTAACAGCTGAAATAGCAGAATGTTTATCACTTAGAATATCAGATATTATAGATTATTCACCAGCGGCAGAAGCTTTTATACAAGCAATTGGAGCACACAACGTCGCTACATTAGATGAAATAAAAAATCTTAATTTATATGATTTTGGTATATTTATAGAGTTACATCCAGATGAAGAAGAAAAAATGATGTTAGAAAACAACATACAAATGGCTTTACAACAGGAAAGTATAGAGTTAGAAGATGCTATTGACGTAAGAGAAATAAGAAATGTTAGGTTAGCTAATCAAGTTTTAAAAATAAGGAGGAAAAAGAAAATAGCAAGAGATCAAGTACTTCAACAACAAAATATACAAGCACAAGCAGATGCTAATATGCAAACACAACAAGCGTCTGCTGAATTAGAGATGCAAAAAGAACAAGGCGTAGCACAATCAAAAATAAGTATTGACAATAACAAAGCACAATTAGATAGTCAAAAACTAATGTTAGAAGCTGATCTTAAAAAACAATTAATGGCTGAGGAATTCCAGTACAACATGCAACTAAAGGGATTAGAAACAGACGGTCAAAAAACTAAAGAGAAAGAAAAAGAAGATAGAAAAGATCATAGAACAAAGATACAAGCAACACAACAATCAGAGTTGATTGATCAAAGAAACAAAGACAAACCACCTAAAAATTTTGAATCTGCAGGTAATGATACAATTAGCGGCGATTTCGATTTAGGTGCATTTGAACCAAGGTAAATTTATTAACTATTATTATATTATATTATGGCAAAAAAG